CCCGTGCCCAACAAATGATTGGGGGTGATAATTTTGGGTTTGTTGGGCACGGGGTGCCCAACCTACATAGCGGATTGACGGCCACCACTCCCCCGGCGTAACCTGTATTTAGCCCTGCCTCGCCCGGGGCTTTTCTTTGTGCGGATGCTCTTCCGCCTAACCCAAAACCACCGCCAGCCTTAGCATGGCTGCATGATCGCTCACTCGCCCACCTGCTCCGCCTGCGCACTCTGGTTCCAGAAACCCGACGACAAAATGACCGCGCTCGGCTACGGCCGCTGCCCGCATCTGCAGGCGGGGCAGTACCTGACGCCGCAATCTGCCTGCCGCCTGCCCAACAAATTCAAGGGGAAGGCATGACACCCCAGCCGCGCACCCTTCTCGCCGCCCTGACGCTTTCTGCCGCCGGCCTGGTCGGCATCGTGACGCAAGAGGGCTATACCGACAAGGCGTCGATCCCCGTCAAGGGCGACGTGCCGACCATCGGCTTCGGCACCACTGGCGGCGTCAAGCTGGGCGACACGACCACGCCGCCCAAGGCGCTGGCGCGAGCCCTGACGGACGTGCAGAAGTTCGAGGGCGCGCTCAAGCGCTGCGTCAGAGTCCCGCTCCACCAACACGAATACGACGCCTACGCCAGCCTGGCCTACAACATCGGCCCGGCGGCCTTCTGCAAATCGGGCCTGGTCAGAAAACTCAACGCCGGTGACTACCCCGGCGCCTGTAATGAAATCATGCGCTGGACCTTCTACCGGGGCAAAGACTGCGCCGCGCCCGAAAACGCCCGCCTGTGCGGCGGCCTGGCCAAGCGCCGCGAGCAGGAATACCGGCAGTGCGCCGGGGAACAAAAACAAAATGGCTGAAAAACTCCTCGCCGCCGTCCTGTTCCTCGCCCTGTGCGCCGGGGGCGGGTTCTTTGCCGGATACCGCGCCGCCTCCAACAAATTCGCCGCCCGGCAGCTCGCCGCCGAACGCGCCGCCAGCGCCGAATATCGCGCCGGAACCGAGCGCGGCAACGCCTCGTCCGCCCGTCTCGCCCAAGCCGAAACCCGCATCCAGACCCGAACCGTCGAAAGGATCAAATATGTTCCACGAGTCACTTCTGGCCGCCGCTGCCTCGATCCTGCTGCTGTCGGCCTGCTCAACGCTGCCGCCGCCCCCGGCTTGCCCGCCGCCGCCGCCGGGCAACCTGCTGCAGCGGATGCCGCCGCGCCTGCCGCCTCTGATACCGACGTTGCCGGGTGGATCGCCACCGCCAGCGGCCAATACGAAACCTGCGCCGCCCGGCTGAACGGGCTGGTCGATTACGAGGAAGCGAAGCCATGAGCCCTGACGAAATGGCCCAGGAGCGCGAGCTAAAAGACTGGGAGCGCAACCAGCGCCGGGGCATCATGACGCTGCCCACCGCGCCATCGGCCAAATACTGCACCGACGCGCACTGCGGTGACGAGATACCGGAAGCGCGCCGCCTGGCTATCCCCGGCGTGCTGTATTGCGCCGGGTGTCAGGAGCGGCGCGAGCGGATGGGCGGGGGGCATCGCTGATGGAATTCGTTACCCTCGACAACGCCTTGAACCTCACCCTGCTGTTGCTGGCCGGGTTCGGCTGGCGCTGGGTGGACCGGCTGCAAGCCCAGCAGGACAAGCAGTCCGAAGCCCTTTCAAGGCTCACGGAAAAGCTCCTCGAAGAGTATTCCAAGCGCACCGAAGTGGACGGCCTGGAGGGCAAGATTCTGGACCAGTTCAAGGCGCTCAGCGCCCAGCTCCAACGGATTCAAGACAAACTCGACGGGAAAAAGGATAAAAACGATGGAATCTGAAGAGGTCAAGCTGCTCAAACGGATCAGCGCCCAGGTCAGCGCGGTGGAGGCGAAGATCGACGCCAACGCCCTGGCCATGTCCGGCCTGACTGAAAAGCTCGACCGGCTGGAGGTCGCGGTGGAGCTGCTGGAGCAGGACGTGGCCAACGGCAAGCGCAACACCCTGATCGTCGGCGCGATTTCCGGCGGCTCGGCGGGCGCGCTGATGGTGCTGGCCATCGACCTGCTCCGCGCCAAGATGGGGCTGTGACCTTGGCCCACGATCTCGCCACCCGCCAGGCAGCCAGGCACCTCTATGTCCGCGAGGCGCTGGCGCTGGAGCTGATCGCCATCCGGCTCAAGCTCTCCGTCCACACGCTGATGCGCTGGCGGCGGGATGAAGGCGACTGGGACCGCCAGCGAGCGGCTGCGCGGCTGTCCGGGGCGGGCGCCAAAGAGCTGCACGGCGACCTGATGGAAGATTTTGTCCTGTCGTGGAAAGCCGTCCATAACGAACTGCGCACCAACCCGGACATCCCGGCGCTGGCCAAGGTCGATGCGCTCTCCCGCCTGGCCGACTCCTACATCAAAACCGTCAGCGCCGGCGCCAAAGGCGACCCCAAGCTCAACAAGCTGGCCGTCGGCATGGCGGTGATCGAAGGCTTCCTCGCCCACGTCAAGGCGCACCATGCCGCCGACGCCAGCGCGATCCTGCCCGCGCTGGAATCGTTTGCGCCCAAGCTGGCGGATCTGCTGGCATGAGCCACCCCGCATCCGGCAAAGGGCTGATCGAGCGCGTCCTCCAACTCGCCGCCGAATACCGCAGCCAGATCGAGGCCGAAGTGGACGGCTTCGCCGCCGACCCGATAGAGCGCAGCCAGCGCCGCAAGCTGGCCGATGCCGACCTGGAATTCTTCGCCCGCACCTACTTTCCGCACTACGTGAAACATGCCAACGCGGTGCTGCACGCCTTTCTTTACCGGCGCCTGCCGGAGATCGTCGACAACGGTATCGGCGACCACGAGGCCATCGCCGCGCCGCGCGGCAACGCCAAGTCCACCCTGGTCACTCAAATCTTCGTCATCTGGTGCCTGGTCACAGGGCGCAAGCATTACCCGGTCATCGTGATGGACGCGCTCGACCAGGCGCTGCCCATGCTCGAAGCGATCAAGGCCGAGCTCGAATTCAACCCGCGCCTGATGATGGATTTCCCCGACGCCACCGGCCCCGGACGGGTGTGGCAGACCGGCACCATCCTCACCAAAAACGATGCCAAAGTACAGGCCTTCGGCTCCGGCAAGCGGATGCGCGGCCTGCGCCACGGCCCGCATCGCCCCGACCTGGTGATCGGCGACGACCTGGAAAACGACGAGAACGTCAGGAGCCCGGAGCAGCGCGACAAGCTCCAGTCCTGGCTCACCAAAACCGTGCTCTCTCTCGGCCCCGCCGACGACAGCATGGACGTCATCATCATCGGCACCATCCTGCACTACGATTCGGTGCTCAACCGTCTGCTGGACAATCCGCTGTGGTCGAGCAAAAAGTTCAAGTCCATCGAGCGCTGGCCGGACAACATGCACCTGTGGGAGCAGTGGGAGGGCATCCTGCTGAACGGGGGCGAGGCGGCGGCGCGGGCGTTCTACGACAATCAAATCCCCCAAATCCCCCTCAATCCCCCTTTTTCAAAGGGGGAGGAAAACCACCTCCAGGAGGCAAATCACCCCCCTTTGAAAAAGGGGGGCAGGGGGGATTTGCATCCGATGGAAGAGGGCGCCATCGTCTGCTGGCCGGACGGCCAACCCCTCTACAACCTGATGGTAAAGCGCGCCCGCGATGGCCGCGCCGCTTTCGATTCCGAGCAGCAAAACGACCCCATATCGGGCGACGACGCCCCCTTTGCCAACCTGGTCGAGTCCTGCTTCTGGACCGAGCTTCCGCCCGGACTGGTCACCTTCGGCGCTTGCGACCCCAGCCTGGGCAAGGCGGGCGGATCGCGCGACCCGTCCGCGCTCCTGGTCGGCGGCTACGACCGCACAACCGGCATCCTCTACGTGCTGGATGCCCAGATCAAGAAGCGCCTGCCGGACCGCATCATCGAGGACGTGATCAGTTTGCACGATAAATGGCACTGCGCCCTGTGGGTGGTGGAGGCGGTGCAGTTCCAGGAGTTTTTCCGCACCGAGCTGGTCAAGCGCAGCGCCCAGCGCGGCAAGCCCGTCCCCGCCCGCGCCGTCAACCCGTCCGCCGACAAGCTGCTGCGCATCGAAACCCTGCAACCCCACATGGCCAATGGCCTCATCAAGCTGCATCCGGGCCAGACCGCCCTCATCGACCAGCTGCGCCACTTCCCCAAAGCCGACCACGACGACGGCCCGGATGCCCTGCACATGCTGTGGATGGCGGCGGTATCCGGCTCCGCGCCGATGGCCCTGCACCGCGTGCCGACTGGCGTGGGCCAGCGGTTTGGTTCTGGGGCATGGTGAGCAATGTAGGTCGGGCACCCCGTGCCCGACAAACCCAAATTTATTTGTTGGGCACGGGGTGCCCAACCTACATGCTCCGTGTCTCTGTGGTTCGACCCTTCGGGCCGGGGTAGACGCTAAAAAGGATAAATCATGGCAAAACTTCTCGACCGCTACGGCAACCCCATCGACACCGCCCTCCTCAAAACCGAGGTGGCCACCCCCACCCTGACCGGCGTGCGGCGCGTGCTCGGCGCTCACCCCACCTCGGGCCTCACCCCCCAGCGCCTGGCGCAGCTGCTGCTATCGGCAGAATCCGGTTATCCGGCGGCCTACCTGGACCTGGCGGAAGAAATGGAGGAAAAATATCTCCATTACGCGTCCGTCCTCAACACCCGCAAGCGCGCCATCCTCGGCCTGGAGCTTGCCGTCGAGGCGGCGGGAGGCACGCCGGAGGAGCAGGCCGATGCCGGCCTGGCCGAGTCCGCCCTGCCGGTAATCTCGGCGGGGCTCTACGACATCATGGACGCCCTGGGCAAGGGGTATTCCGCCTCTGAAATCATCTGGGACACCAGCGCCGGGCAGTGGATGCCGGCCCGGCTGGAGTGGCGAGATCCGCGCTGGTTTGTCTTCTCGCGCCTGGACGGGCGCACCCTGCGCCTGCGCGATGGCGCCATGCACCCCATCACCGGCGAAGAAGGCATGGGCGAAGGCCTGCCGCTGCCGCCCTACAAATTCCTGGTTCACCACGCCGCCGCCAAATCCGGCATCCCCATCCGGGGCGGGCTGGCGCGCGCGGCGGCCTGGTCGTTCCTTTTCGCCAACTACGCCGTCAAGGACTGGGTGGTGTTCGCCGAAGTCTTCGGCCAGCCGATCCGCCTGGGAAAATATGAGGACGGCATCACCGACCCGGCGCAGATCCAGATCCTGCTCGACGCCCTGCGCGCCATCGGCACCGATGCCGCCGCCGCCATCCCCAAGAGCATGGACGTGAGCTTCGTCGCCGCCAACGGCAAGGCCTCCGGCGACCTCTACGAAAATCTGGCCCGCTACCTGGACGACCAGGTCAGCAAGCTGGTGCTGGGCTACATGCGCACCTCCGACAACGGCAAGTCCGGCGGCGGTCTGGGTTCCGGCAGCGCCGAAGCGCTGACCGAAGTGCGCTACGACATCCTCCACTCCGACACCTTCCAGCTCGCCGCCACCCTCAACCGCGACTTTGTCCGGCCTTTGGTGGACCTCAATAAAGGCCCGCGAAAAACCTATCCAAAAATCGTCATCCGGTTCGACGAACAGGTGGACCTGGTCGCCTTGGCCGACAACATCGTCAAGCTCCGCTCTGTCAACGCGCCGATCCCCGTCAAATGGGCCCTGGACAAATTCGGCATCCCCGAAGCGCTGGACGGCGAGCCGACGCTGGGTTCGCCCCCCTCCCCTGCGGGCGCGGGCTGGGGAGGGGCTTGGGGAGTAGGCGTGCAAAAGAGGGGCGGGGGGGGGTTAGACACCATCGACACCCTCGCGGCCTCGATGTCCGGCGACTGGCGCCAGATCGTCTCCCCGATGTCCGACCCGATCCAGGCCGCCCTGGACGCATCCCACGCCGCCGGAGAAACCGCCGAGCAATTCCTTTCCCGGCTGCCGCCGCTCCTGCAAACGATGGACCCGTCAGCCCTGACCGAACGGCTCGCCCGCGCCGCCTTCGCCGCCCGGTTGATGGGCGAAGCGGGTATCGAAATATAAATATCGACAATGGCCACAAATCTCCTCGCCCGGCTCGCCGTCCTCCCACCCGAGGAAGCCGTCGCCTACATGCAGGCCCGAGGCCTCCTGACGCCCACCTTCGACTGGCGCGACCTGTGGCAGGAAGAGCACGCCGCCCAGTTCACCGTCTCGCGCCTGGCCCGTCTCGACCTGCTGCAAGCCATGTATGACGGTATTACGCTAAGCGTAAAGGGGGAACTTGGCCGCCGCGACTTCCTGCGCGGCATCAAGGACATTCTGGTCACCGAAGGCTGGTGGGGCGAAAAGAAAGTCATCGACCCCAAAACCGGCGAAAAGCTGTTGACCACCTTCGACGCCGACCGCCTCAAACTCATTTACGACATCAACACCCGCCAGGCCTACGCCGCCGGGCAGTGGCAACGCATCGAGCGCAACGCCGCCACCAGCCCCTACATCCGCTACGTCACCAAGCGCGACGAGCGCGTCCGCGCCAGCCACCGCGCCTGGGACAACGTCACCCTGCCGGTCGGCCATCCCTTCTGGGACACCCACACCCCGATGAACGGCTGGCGCTGCCGCTGCCGCATCGTCAGCCTGAGCCAGGCGGAATACGACAAAGGGCTGTCCCCCACCGGCAAGGCGCTGGTCAAGGACGCGCCGCCCGAAGAGTTCATCGGCTGGGAAAACAAAAAAACCGGCGAAATCACGCAGGTGTCGAAGGGCATCGATCCGGGGTTCGACTACAATCCCGGCAAGGCCGCGATGCGGGCTGCGAATCTGGAGAAGGTGGCGCAGGACAAGCTGGCGCGGGTGGCGGGGCCGATACGGAAGGAGGCGGAAAAGGATTTTGCGGATAATGGCGGGATGAAAAACACAAGAGCCAATAGCGAAGCCATCAAGTTCGTTTCGTCCTCGCTGGAAAAGCCACGCTCGAAACAAAAACCCTATGTTCTCGGATCTATTGAGGATGCCGCGATTACACGCGCCTCACTGCTTGGTGTTGATTTGATCGGAAAACGGCTTGCGCTGGATCATGACGGGATTATTCATACAATCAAAAAACACGGGGGGGGAAAGCGAGATGCTGCGGGGGCAAGAGGCTATTACGCCCGATGATATAGCGCTTTTCCAAGACTTGTTCAACGCGGCAGAATTGAAGATTGGCGACCCTTCAATGGCGCGCGATGGAACAAAGCTGATAGAGGGAATAGTGAGCTTTGACGGTTATCTTTATACCGTCATTGCCAAAGTAAGAAGGATGTTTGTGGTGCCGTTTACAATGCACAAGAGTAAGCTGAAATAAAACAGCCGCACTGCCTGATGCATTCGCTTTCGCGCCCCCAGGCCCAACGTCCGAAACGTCGTGCGGCTTGGTCAGAATATAGGACAACGCTGTGAGGATGTCAAGAAAGGAACGGCCATGTGCCCGCCATGTAGGTTGGGCACCCCGTGCCCAACAAATCAAAATCAAAGGGGCCTGGGGCACATTAAATACCATTCG